TTCGTCGCCCGCCTGGGTGAGATGACTGGCGCGACCCAGAAGCTCAAGGAGGCGCTCAGGACTGGTATTGATTACATCCAGGACTTCTCGAAGATGCTTCAAGAAGGTGGCCCCGCCGCCGAGAAGGCGATGTTCTACATCAAGGGCATCGCAGGCGCTCTCGTAGGCATCAGTGCCGGTGGCTTCATCGCGATGGCCGGAGTAATGGCTGCGATGCTCGGTCCCCTGGGACTGATCACGCTCGCCTTAACTGGTATCGTCGGGCTACTCTGGGCCTGGGAAGATACCGAAGTAGACATAATGAACCGCACCACCACACTGGGTGACCTCATGGGCACCACGTGGAGCAACATGGGAGTCCTCTGGTCGATCATGAAGCAAGACTTCAATGATATGGTGTACGCCTACCGTGACTTCGGTCGCGGAATGAAGGTTATCTGGGGTGGATTCATTGACTTCATTAACGAGGCACTCGTCGGAATCGGCACCCTGATACAATGGGGCAAGCGAGCCGGAGACTTCCTCGGCGGAGACTTCAATGCCTTCTCGGGCATGACTAATGACTACTGGGACATGAAAGCCGAACTACAAAAAGACGGCGGAATCGTGGGAGCCCTCTTTGGCACCGGAGAATCGTCCGCCGCAGAAGCAGCGTTCGGTACTATCCTGGATCAGGCGGAAGCCCGGTTCGAGAAGACTAAGCGCACTCTGGTTAACCCGGCAGGGCTAGCAGGCGGAGGCGTCACAGCGGCGCCCGATGGCCCGCCGAATCCCGACGCCAAGAAGAAGCTGTTCACCTCGGAAGAAGCTACCAAGGCGAAGACCGCAATCGACAAGCTCCGAGCATCCTTCAGTCCGTTATACGCCGCAGAGATGGAACTCAAGGAAGGAACTGAGATTGTAAACGAGGCGCTTCGTACTCAGAGCACCGACACCGAGACCCAGACCATGCTCATGGCTAAGCTGGGCGAGCAGTACCGACTGGCTTACGCCGAGGCTAACTTCGACAAGCTCAAGGACTTCGACGCTGCTCAGGCAGGCGCGGCTCAGGGCTTCAAGGACTTCACCGAGAGCATTGGCTCCGAGGCTCAGATCTGGGCCGAGGGCATGACCAATGCCTTCGACATGGCCACGGACGCGCTCATGACGTTCGCGACCACTGGTAAGTTCAACATCAAGCAGTTTGCTAGGACGATGATCGCCGAACTCCAGAAGGTCATCCTCAAGCTCCTCCTCGTCAAGGCACTTGAGGCGGCAGCCGGAGCATTCGGCGCAGGCGGATCTTTGAGCGGTATCGCTGGCAGCGCAGGCCCCGCGATCAGTGGCGCATTAAGCGGACTGGCTGGTGGCTTTAGCGGCAGAGCGGCCGGTGGCCCCGTGGCGACCGGCAAGCCCTACATGGTTGGTGAGAAGGGCCCGGAAATGTTCGTCCCGCCGTCGGGTGGCTCGATCAAGAACAACAACTCACTCGACATGAAGCCTCAGGTTAACGTATCTGTGGTCAACGTTGACGACCCCAGCTCTGTCCCGAACGCAATGGCGACTCAGGCAGGCGAAGAGGTTGTGCTTAACATCCTACAGCGGAACAGCGATGTTCTCCGGGAGATGGCATAAATGGCAACCGAATACTTTGATAGCTCGGCGCTCCTCACTGATGGAGCTGTGCCCGGAATCGGCCACACCCTCCAGCACGGAAACAGCATCGTAGGATGCGCCGCACTGCAGCGTGTACTCGTCCAGTTCCTCTCGGGAGCACCCATCGTAGACTACGCCACTCTCCTGGCTACCTCCGTGGGCAACCCGGACGGTATCGTGGACTACCTGGACACCCGCGCGGGTACTCAGGTTGGCACGTCCGGCACCACGCCGAACGTCGCTGAGACCTGGACCCTGACGTTCACCTCTGCGACGGCCTTCGACGTATCGGGATCCGTGTCCGGCGCTAAGGTAGCGGGCGTGGTCGGGACCCACTACGTAATCGAAGACCTCATCGGCTTCACCGTGGCACAGGGCGCTGTCAATGCTTGGGTGTCCGGTGACACAATCACCTTCGACGTGATAACCAACCCGAACACCACTCAGCTGTGGACCGACTCGGACCCGCAGAACGGCGAGACCATCGAGAACAAGCGGCTCATCTTCGCGGACCCGGTCGGCCTCGCTGACCCCGCGGACTACGTGTACTCTGAGCTGTACTTCGAGAACGTCACCGTTGGTGAGCAGGCCCTGGGACTCCGCGGCGCTCGCGGATACAGCACCGATGGCCTACACCCGGACACCACGGAATGGCGCTTCGTCAATATGTGGGACGACGCCATCGGCTTCTGGTTCTCCGCTACCGAGCGGCGCTGGACCGGCGTCTACCTCCTCGGCTCCCAGTACCGGCAGTCGTACCAGGGATTCATCAATACCTTCGCGATCTCGACAGAGTATGCCTACCCCCACTTCACGATGGCGGAAAGCAACACGGCTCAACCGGCAACCGAGGTTAGCTCCAGTCTCGTCAAGGGCTGGTGGCAGGCCCATTCGCTCGGAGCGTCGGGCTCACAGGCCTACGCGCCGGACGGACAGATCAGCTATGTGCAGGCCGGTAACACGACAAACGCACCCAGCAAGCCCGCACGGGTCCTTCCGTTCGCGTCCACGGGTGGTTCCATAGGCAACACTAACAACGCCGAGGCGTTCGTCGAGCAGCTAAAGGCTCCCCGTCCCGGTAATGACCAGACTCCGTTGTTCCCGGTGTATGTCACTAACTACTTGTATGTCCCCGGTGGCAGTACTGACATCAGTGACACCACAGTAACCGCTACCGAAGTGTACGGCGAGTTCGACGAACTGTACGCCGTGTCCGCGCTCCACGTGAACGTCGGCGCTACTCTAACTGTAGCAGGCTCCGACTACCTCGTAATCGACGCGGTGAACTCACCTTCTACGGCAGCCCTCCTGGCTGTCAAGATCTCGTAAGGGGGCCCTAATGTTTTATTCAGCAGGAACAGAAGCATCTTGGTCCGGCCTCAGCGCGGCCATGTCCACCTTCTGCGTCACCACCATGGGCACGTACACGGAGACCTACAACAACGGCCTGAGTATGGACAACGCCAGCACCAACGTGCTGTGCTTGAACCACACTGCCACCGGCATGAACTATATGTGGGACTCCGGCGAATCCGACTCCGTGGCATGGGGCTCCTGGAATGGCACAGCGGGGCAGTACTTCGTGGCTTGCCTGCAGTCCACCAACGCCGCCTCGGGCACGCGCTTCGGCGCGCACTCGGGACTCGCATGGGCCAACCCGCTCGCCGCGGCCAATATGTCCGACGGGTACTGCTCCGCAGCGTCCTCGATCAACTTCTCCAACGACGTGAACTACTGGTTCTTCGGGGACACCCCGGCTGAGGATGGCGAAGATTACTTCCACATGGTCCTGGAGATCCAGACCGGCATCTACACCCACTTCCGAACTGGTCGGGTCACCCCGTCCATCGTCGAAGTGGACTACACCACCAACTACGGAACCTTCGTCTCGTGCACCGGCCCCACGGGCGAGAGTACCAGCGCCAACATCCAGGTTCCCTTCAACTGGGACTACGACAGCGCCACTGGCCTCGACACTCTGCACTACCCTGTGGGTACCAGTCTCGGTCAGATTGACGTGACTCCGAACCCGTCTTCCAGCACTGGCCTGCTGAACGCGAACTGGTCCAACGTTATTGGATGCTCGTCGTTTGGTACGTTAGGACTGAACTCGATTCTCGCTAGAGCAGGAACATCTGGCTTCACTGGCCGGAACATCTCTGCACCGGACGTGGCGCTAGCCACCAACCGGTACCAGGGCGCCCACCCTACCCCGTCCATTCCGACGACAGCAGGCTCTGAGATGGTGCTCCTGGGAACCTACCCCGGAGCATGGTGCATCTCACTTGAGACGCTCCTCCCCGAGGAGATTGTCACAATCGGCCCGAGCGATTACATTGTCTTCCCGCAGCTCAGGAAGTCTTCGGACGAGGACGACGATGCATTCCCCGGGGAGACCCAGGGAACGAATGGTGCCACGCTGGCGCTGGGCCGCGCTTCTGGCCTCCAAGGATTCATCTACCGCAAGAACTAGGGATAACTAATGACTGCATTCATCGTACCGTCCACCCCCGGAGACGCGGGTAGGGCCACTCCCGGACTACAGTCCCGGTATGGAATGGATTACGCTGCGGGCACAGGACAGGCTTCTAAGGGTGAAAATCCGATCTATGGCGCCAAGTCCTTCCTCCCCACGTTCAGTGCCCTACCGGCGCGCGGAGGAGTGTTCACAGGTATGTCCTACGGGGACGCACTGTGGTTCGAGAAGACCCACGTGTTCCCGATCACCGAGAACCTCGGAACCATCCTGTCCGACACCGCCTCTAGCTTCCGCCTGCTCAACGCATACCGGGACGCAGAGCAGCTTCTGTCGAACGTCACCGTGTCCGGCCTGGGATACGCGGGCACCACCATCAACTTCGCCCGGGACGGCTCCCCGTTCCCCGCGCTGGCCTACATGGTGGACGAGTCCGGCGACTTCATCGTGGACGAGGCAGGCGACTTCGTGCAATTCAATGACACCGTCACCTTCCAGGAGCTTGTGGACCTGCAGTTCCTGTTCACTGTCCCCGGAGAGGGTGACCCGGTCATCGACATCGACTTCACATTCACCTGGGGGGACGCAAGTCTCGCCAGTCCCGTGTTCTCCATCCTCGGAACCCGGGCGATCCTGTTCCCCTTCGTGCCCCAGCGTCCCCTGGACGAGTTCATCGGGTTCCAGACCAACGTGATTGAGGCCCGCGACGGCACCGAGCAGCGCGTCTCCACCCGGCCCGAGGCACGGCAGTCCTTCAGCATGAGGTACCTGATCGACAAGTCGGACGAGGACATGTTCTCTACCGCTCAGGCGCTAGTTGTCGGCGTGTCCGGCCAGCCGCTGGGCGTCGGCATGTGGCAGAATGCCCGCCACCTGACGCAGGACGTCACCGCCGAAGACACCACGCTCTACCTGGACACCACGGGCATGGACTTCCGGGTTGGCTCTAATGCCATCCTCTGGTCTGCCTGGAACGACACCGAGATCGTCGCGGTCACAGAAGTGACCGACACGTCCCTGACGCTCATGTCTCCGACCGAGAAGTCCTTCTTGGCCGTCGAGGCGTACTGCGTCCCCATGCAACTATGCGTTGCACAGGACGGCGGAACGTTCAAGCGGTACCAGAACAATGTATCCGACTGGTCCGTCCAGTGGAACTCGGAAGAGACGACCGCCGACCTCGCGGACTACTCCGAGCAGTACTCCACCACCTTCCGTGGCGTTCCGGTCCTGACGGACCTGCTCCTCCTGTCGGAAGACACGATGAACGAGTCCCTGAACTCCGACTTCATTAAGACGGACTTCGAGACGGGCATCGTGGACTACAAAAGCCGCAAGGCAGTAGGCGTCGCGAGCACCACGAAGATGTGGGAGATCGACGGCGACACCGCCCTGGTGGACGCGATGGCTCTGCGTAAGTTCATCTACTGGGCTCGCGGACGGCAGCACTCCTTCTGGTCCCCGAGCCGCAGAGCGGACTTCCGGGCCCTGGAAGGCACCACAGCAGGCTCTTCGGCGCTGGAGGTGTACAACAACGGGTACGCGGGCAATGTGGGCATCAACGCCCCCTATAACGTCGTCCAGTTCACCATGACTGACGGCACGATCCTGCACCGCGAAATCCTTACGGCCACCGACGGCGTGGACGAGGACTCCGGGGTTACCACCCTGACGTTCGACGACACCTTCCCGTCTACGCAGCCTTTCGGATACATTAAACAGATATGCTTCCTTTTCCTCTCTCGCTTCGCAGCGGACGAGACAAAGATAAAGCATAACGGACAGGGCCGGATCACAGTGTCTTCGCCCATTGTCGGAGTTAAGCAATGACCTATGTCGCAACTGAGGAGTCAGTCGAAGACGGACGACCCGTTGAGTTGTACTTGCTGGAGAACGCCGCGGGCGACTCCTTCGCATATACTTCTGGCAACGTGGACGTCGTTTACGGCTCGCACACCTATACCCCCGAGGCGATTAAACGAACCTCGCCCACCTTGAGTAACAAGGCGGCGAGTGCAAAGCTCACCCTCACTTTCCCTGATAGCAACGAATGGGCTCAGCGTTACCTCGCTATGATCCCGCCCATCCCGGATACCCTGATCATCTACCGCGTACACCTCACTGACGGTGACTCGGAAGTCATCCAGTGGTGGTCCGGCGACGTGGGCGGGGTGACATTCGAGGGCGACGAGGCCAAGGCAAACATTACCACCACGTCAGACCGTCTCCGGCGGACCGTCCCCAAGCGGACGTTCTCCTGGTCCTGTAACCACGTGCTATACGACGGACTGTGCCAAGCGGCCAAGTCGTCCAACAGGTCAGACGTCCGTGTGGCGTCCATCGACTCGGCGGACCCCCGGCTGATCACGTGCACCAATGACCCGGCCTGGGCTGGCGACCTGATGACGGACTTCGTGACTGCGGATCTTGCGTTCTTCAACGGCGGATACTGCGAGCCCTTCGGCGGCGGTGGCCACTCCCGGTCGATCCTAGACACGGACACCACCTCGGGCTACCAGTTCAGACTGATGATCGAGATACCGGGCCTAGTAGTCGGCGACATCCTGACGTTCTACGCCGGATGCGATCACTCAGTTCAGACCTGCTTCAGCAAGTTTGACAACGTGGGCAACTACGGCGGCTTCCCGTTCATCCCCACCAACAACCCGTTCGAGACGGGCATCATTGACGAGGATATTTAGTCATGCGAAAGCGACAAAAAAGGTCGGGCATCATCGACGAGGATATTTAGTCATGCGAAAGCGACAAAAAAGGCCATGGGTATGGATAATCGGCGTCATAATCTCCATCGCGCTCTTCGTGATCCAGCAGCTGCTGGTCCCGAAGCCCGATGTTGAGAGTGCGAAGGCCGCTGGACTGGGCGACTTCAACTTCCCCACGTCTCTTGAAAACCGATCTCTCCCCCTGATCTACGGATCGTGCCGCATAAGGGCACCGAACGTTATCTGGTACGGAGCGCTCAGGATCCGCGAACTAACTGACCGTATTCCCAACGGAGGACTCTTCTCTGGTAAAAAGACAATTGTCATCGGCCACGTGTACTACGTGGGCTTCGACCTAGCTATCTCGCTGGGCCCGATTGACACCATCTCGCACATCCTCGTCGGTAACAAGGTTCTCCTCACGGACGGCGACGGCCTTCCCGAAGGCGGCATCACGGACAATGGCCTCGCTGAGGGCATCATCGTCAACGTGGACAAGCCCGGATTCTGGGGCGGACGCGAGCAGGGCGGTGGTATGCAGGGCAACATGGTGTTCTACGATGGAAACGACACAGCCACCCCGAACGAATACGTCATCGCTAAGGTTACAAACGAGTCCCCGGAGAACAACGACTTCGTCCCGGGGTACAACGGAATGTGCCACATGGTGTGGGCCGGTGGAAACATCGGTGAGTCCGCATCCATCAGTAAGTGGGAGTTCCAGGTACACCGGTACCCCAACTCTCTCGGCGTGGACGAGCCCATGCACAAGATCAATCCTGCAGAGGACACCGGGTACGCAGACGCGAATCCCGTGTGCTGCCTGTTCGAGCTGCTCACTGACACGGACTACGGCCTCGGCCTCAACCCGGGCGACATCAACCAACCCACCTTCCTGGCCGCAGCTGAAACTGTGTACAACGAGGGTAACGGGTACTCCTACGTGATCGATAAGGCGCTCGGCGCCCAGAAGATCGTGGAAGAGATCCTCAAGCAGATCGAGGCATCCCTCTACCAGAACACCGATGGCAAGTTCACTCTCAAGCTCGTCCGGGACGACTTCGACGTCGAGACGATTGAGCTGTTCGACACGTCCAACATCGTGAAGATCAAGAACCTCGCGAAGCAGGGCTGGACCGAGACGACGAACTCCGTGCACGTCGAGTACTTCGACCGAGAAAACGAGTTCAAGAAGACCTTCGCACTCGCCCAAGACATGGGTAACATGCAGATCCAGGGCCAGCAGGAAGTTGCTAAGTTCAACTACCCGGGCGTCCGGGTTCCCGCTCAGGCAGCGCGCATCGCTGCACGTGAGCTTCGCGATCTCGCCACCCCGCTCATCCGGCTCAGCTTCACGGCTAACCGGCAGGCAGCGGACCTGTACCCCGGCGACGTGGTCAAGGTGAACTACCCTGAGTACGGACTGGACAATATGGTCCTCCGCATCTCTGAGGTTGGCCTCGGCGACCTGAAGAATGGCGATGTGACCATCAAGGGCTACCAGGAGATCTTCGGTGAGGTACCCGTTGTGACCTTCACTGGTGGCGGCTATAACCTGCACGATAACGTTGACATGGAGGCCATCACGGCCACCGACATCCTTGTCCAGGGCGTGCCCGCATGGATCGCTCGTGTCCACGGAGACGATCAGGTGAGCGGCCTGTTCTACGGCCGCCGCGCCATGCACTTGGTCGCAGCGCCGGACACAGCCAACAAGAGCTTCATGGCCTCGATCAAGTTAGACGCAGGTGGCTCTAACTTCACCTACTCCAAAACCGTGGAGAAGACCCCGACCACCGAGATGGCGGTCACTACGGCGATGTCCGCAGAGCTTCTGACACGCGAGTCGGACACGTACTTGCCCTCGGCAACGTTCACGTTCGCCGCGGTGTCTAACTCCGCGGCGCTCACCGAGCAGACGCTGGACCAGATCAAGAACCAGGGGCAGGGCCTCATTCAGATCGGCGACGAGATCATGGGCTACACGTCCCTGGTCACGGAGACTCTCCCCGTACGGGCAGACTCCTCCTCCTACGGCGACGTGAACGACGCACTCACGCAGTACTCGACTCATGTTACGGGCATCTCGGGCATCTACCGCGGACTCCTGGACACAGACCTTACCGACCATATCGTCGGTGAAAAGATCTGGTTCATCTCCGCGCAGACCCCGGCCCTCGACCAGTGGGATGTGGACAGACCGGGCGTCGTTACCGGAGGCATCTACAAGCACCAGACCATCACTCCTAGAAGTAAGCTGGAGTTAGCGGACGCTGTGGACGTGCAGATCTCGGACGCGGGTACCTTTGGCGTGTATGACCGAGAAGCCCATATGCTCCGACCCTGCGACCTTAACATCAACGGCAACTATGGAGCCTCGGGCCACAACATCGACGTTGGCGAAGGTCAGGTCGAGCTTAACTTCAAGAACCAGAATAGCTCCTGGGTCTTCAAAGACCCGGAGATCTACCCGCAGGACGAGTCCACTAACAGCTCGACTATCGGGTCAAATGGTTTCGTGAAGTTCCACTGGTACATCGAGACAGTCGCTGGCGGGGGCGCAGCCTTCCCCTCTACCGTTGGGTGGACGAAGGTTGATGCCGCTACTAACGCTGCCCTGGTGAACAAGCCCGTAGACGTTCCGGCTGTGGTCAACCCCGCCGACCCCGATGGTCTTGGGTACAACTTCGCCACCGGAGTGGCTACAGGCGTTGACTGTGGTTCTCCTGGCAACGTTCTCAGCGTCGGTGGCGAGCTGGACTTCACCGAGACGGAAGTCTCCAACGCGGCCCGCTTGACTCGCGCGGAGATCCTTCTGGCCACTGGCTGGACAGGACCGGCCGCCCAGTCCTTCAAGGGCCGGGTTGTCGTCCAGCGATGGGCAGATGAAGACAGAGCGGGTAACAACAACACCGCCGTAGTGGCAGTTGACTCAGATAGAGACGGATTCATCGACTACTGGGCCGAGGGTCCGTCCATCATCTCTCCGTATCGCGAGTTCTTCGTGGACGGAGACTAAAGAGAGGGGGCCGCAAGGCCCCCTCCTAGGAGCTACCCGATGGCGAATAAGACCATTAACGATTTCCCCAGCAACAGCGAAGCAAACACTACTTCTGACGACCAGCTCCTTCTTTGGGACACCGGCACAGCCGCGACCAAGAAGGTTTCGGTAGCCGACCTCGGCACCACGATCAACGCAGCCGCGCCCTCCGTCGCAGTCGATGACTTGTCCGACGTGACCGAAGGCACCCCGGCAGACGGCGACATCCTGGAGTACGACAACGTCACCAGCAAGTGGATCTCCGCAACGCCTTCCGGCGGCGCGTCCGCTATCTCTGACCTGACCGACGTGGACACTACAGGCGCGGCCTCCACCAACATCCTTACCTTCAACGGCGCCAACTGGGTTGACTCCGCAGCGCCCGCGACCGTTGCGGCATCCAACATCGGCGACCTCGCAGACGTCACTGGAGGATCTGAGTCAGACGGCGACGTCTTGACTTACGACAATGGCACCAGCAAGTGGGTCTCCGAAGCGCCTTCCGGCGGCGCAGTCGCAATCGACGACCTGACCGACGTCACCGAAGGCACCCCGGCAGACGGCGACCTCTTGACTTACGACGACGGCACCAGCAAGTGGATCTCCGAAGCACCCGCAGCAGCCGCAGTCGCAATCGACGACCTGACCGACGTCACCGAAGGCGTCCCGGCAGACGGCGACCTCTTGACTTACGACGACGGCACCAGCAAGTGGATCTCCGAAGCACCCGCAGCAGCCGCAGTATCCTACCCGACGCAGACCACCGTGCTTTCCGGTGGACAGACTCTGTCTGCTGGCGACATGAATTCAACTTGGCTCGTTGATCCGGTCGATCCCGGATCAACCCTCAGCCTACCTGCGGTGTCCACCCTGAGTAATGGCGAGTATGTAAGGTTCATTATCATAGATGACCTGAGCACCAACGGAATACTGATTAAGCCCAACTCCGCTGACCTAGCTGGTACCGTAAGGATGAACAACATCGACGTGTCTACCGGCGCACAGTGGGACACTGCGAACGCACCGGGCATCGAGATCCTGTGCATCTACCGGTCGGGCGGAACCGCAGCCGGATGGCTCCTAACTGGACGACCCGACAGCGTCGCCTAAGGAAACCCCCATGGACGTAACTAAACAAAACGAAGAAGTAGTCGCGCAGATCGCGGAGTACCGACGCGCCGTACGGTGGCACCTGCTAGCGCAGTGGTTCACCCTGGCGTCCATCGTGTTCTTCACGGTCGGTGCGTTCATCGCGTACCTGTAGAAGCCCCCCATGAAGAAAACAATGGGCACCTCAACAACCCCACGTACAAGGATAACTTCGGCATGAATAACACGCAAAAGACAGACATCAAGTGGCTAGTGTCCACCGCCCTATGCTTGTTGGGGATCGTTTTCTCGTCCTATCTATCCACCCAGTGGGCCATGGGGGAGCATTCCGCAAAGATCGTTGCAGTAGACGCTCGCCTGACCTCCCACCTTATCGACAAAGAGACTCACATAGACAGGGCAACCGCAATAGCCCTGGAGCGGAGACTGGGGACTATCGAGTGGTCTATCCTCAATATCGAGAAGGCCATAACAAACCTATCCGAAGAAAAACACGTAAGAAACAATTAAGAGGACAAGACCATGCCTGAATTTGGTAAGCAGTCTAAAGAGCGCCTAGAAGAGGCCGACTGGCGACTCCAGAGAGTGATGGAGCAAGCCATTAAGATAATGGACTTCAGCGTTACAACCGGGTACCGTGGTCGAGAGGCACAAGAAAAAGCGTTCCAAGATGGATTTAGTAGGGCCCGCTTCGGGCAATCCAAGCATAATTTCAGACCGTCCCGAGCTGTGGACGTGTGCCCCTGGCCGGTCGATTGGGAAGACACCGAATCCTTTGTCCTGCTAGCAGGCGTCGTCAAGGCAGTTTCCGCCGGTCTCGGCCTTGGAGACGTGATACGTTGGGGCGGAGACTGGGACTCGGACGATAGGACTCGGGACGAGGGGTTCCGCGACTACGGACACTTTGAGATCGAGGAGTAGTTCCCGTGGACGTCAACAGCTTCATGAACTTCAGGCCGAACCGAGACCAATGGAACGAAGCCCTCGATAGCGGCTGGGGCGGCCCTGATGGATCGTCCTGTTCGACCGACACGATCTTCGGAATCGAGATCGGCAGGACCAGTACGGACTTTGAGTGCAGGAACCTCCCTGCAAACCTCCATGACTGGAGGTACCACCTGGGGCGAAAACACAACCTCGGAAAGCGCCACCGCCACGCGGCTGACGTCGAATATCGGGAAGGCTGCATCGAGGTTGTCCGAGACGCAATGACCGGACGATTCTTCATCGCTCTATCTGTATTACGTGCCTACGTTCGCTACATCGCGCTCAGGCTCTTCGGAAAGGGGGCGTTCACCGCTGGTTAGCGGGACGTTGTCCTTTCGGGGGTTGGGGCAATTTCCCGTGGCGGGCGGGGGCAGGTGCCTCCGTCCGCCTAATCGTTCAGTAACACAGAGCAGTTACGACCGGAACAGGTAATCCTTTCGGGCACACCGTTCACGTAGATCGTCCGACTCTGCGTCCGCATCGTCACGCCGTTCCACTTCGGACCCGGATCGTACGACGCGCACCCGCCAAGAAAAAAGCTCGCCACAACCGTGGCTAGAGCTATTCCAATTTTACCATTCATAGTGTACACGTATGTATCCCTTAATGTCATGATTTCGGCAAAGGTAATACGCCTTAGCTTTGCCCTGCCCTTGGTGTCTATCCACGCAGGCTTCGTCGTAAGTTAGTTTCTGCAAGACGGAACAACCCGAAACAGTGATCGCGGCAGCACAAAGAATGGCTGCAAGTGCGGTCAAATGTTCAGGCCGTTCCGTCAAGACAGTACCCCGGGGCTAGTGCTTACCGAAAGGCAGCCTCGGGAAGATCCAGATAAGGACCTCCACGATAACTGCCAACACACCAGCAATACCCATAGCGTAAAGAATTATCTCCATAGTATTCCCCTCCGATTCAGGGGAATATAGCACAGTATTCGGCTATTTGTCAAGCTCCTGCTTCTCTTGAGCGCCCAGGGGCTCTTCCAGTTCGTCTAGGCGTTCTGTAATCGCTCCAACGACCCACCGTATATCTGACAAGTCGTTGCCGCTGGTAATCGTTTTGAGACGTATCTCACCACTAGACGAATGTTTCTTTGGGTGGGTGTCGTCCTCTTCGTGGAGGTTCTTCATACGCCGTATATCGGCCATGACCATTTCTATCATAAGCCACAGAAAAATGGGAAGTAGCGAGACTACTGGGTTGTCGCGAAAGGCCAAGCCAATCGCCTGATGGGTAAGTAGGGTGACAATAAGCCCCCGCCCAACCCTGCCAGCCCAGACCACATATAGGGTTCTGTACTTCAATTAAGGTTCCCCTTGGCTACTGCAAGGAAAGGGACTCCAGAATCCACTCGTCAACCAATTCACATGAACGGACCTGAAGTCCGTTGACGTCGCCGTCGAGCGCGCTGACGTGTTCGTCTGCAACAATTTCGGATGATTGCATTTCCGAGATGTGGCTATGCGACTCGGTTCCAGCCGTCCCGCCCAGACGGGTAAGCCGTACTACGAGTACGTGCCTGAAGTTGGAACGAAGAAACTCGATCTCGTTCGTAAATCTAGCGTCCGTCACCACCCACAGCTTTATGTCTTGGCGTTGCCTCACCGTCTGTAGGGCCGCCTGAAGCCACACGTCATCGTTGACTTGGTTCCTCATGAGGTCGGTTCCCACGAGTTGGAGGATCTGTCTTCGGGTCTGCGGTGTGCCCTGCTTATTCATGTTGGGCGTGCCGTCGCAGTAGTACCCCACTTCCTCCTTGTAGCTTAGGTCGGTGTCTATCCGATACCTGTCCCACCCGAAAATCTGAGAGCAAATGTCTTTCAGAGGCGACGCGAACTTCAGGTTCGCGGCACCCTCGTCGCCCAAAAGGGCAGCGGCGGCGGTGTCTTTCCCACTCCCCGCGGGGCCAATAAACGCCACGATCATTGCGTCAATTTTGCTCATCGTTTTCCTCCTCGAAAGCAGTAAGCGTGTCCGCAAGTTCTGAGATTATAGCGTCCCGCTTCTCGTCTGTCAAGCCCAGGATCTCATTCTGCTCGTCCACTGAGAACCCGTTGAACCGGGACACCACGGCGTTATAAGCCTGTGCATACTTGATCCCCCACTCGGCGTCGTGGTCCTCCTCCCTGGACTCTTCATACTCATCGTTCCTAAACTGTAGGGCGTGCCCCATCTCGTGGATGAAGAGATGGACATGTATCATCTCAAGGAGTTCCTCTCTAGTGGCATCCTCGAAAGGGTCCATTTGTATGATCATCTTTGGGGTTGTGTCTACAACCTCTCCGGGTTCCGTGGCCTCGTAGGTCTCCACGAAGAACTCGCCTTCGGCTCCGTCCTCTTCGCTAAACGGCTCCATGCGTACTTCCACCACGTACTGTAGGGGGTGCAGTTCGATGAGATTGTCAGCCATTGCTTGGAACATCTCTTCCGGTTTGTATTCGGACTCGGATTTGGATAGTTTAAGTCGGTCCCAGAGTTTCATCGGAGTTCCTTCAAATAAGTGAGTAGCTTCGTCTGTGTAGTGTTCTTGTGTTCGATGGCCTTCCACACCACCTCATCGACAGTTTTATCCGCTATTAGGTGATGCACGAAGACGCCTTCGGACTGCCCCTGCCGCCAAAGGCGACCGTTCAGTTGTTGGTAGTATTCCAGATTCCACGTCATGCTGAACCAACAGAGGTGGTGCCCTCCTGCTTGAAGGTTAAGTCCGTGCGCGGCGCTCTGCGGGTTCACCAGAAGCATGGGTAGTTCTCCACGGTTCCACTGCTCGATGCTCTCGGCGATCTCGTCTTCCGGGACGCCCCCACCGATATACCTGGGCACCATCTTGTGGTGTTCTTTCATATACATCTTTATCTGAGTCAGATCGTGCTTATACTCGTACGCAACCATTATCGGCTTTTGCCCTAATTCCTGCCATAGCTCGTCCAGGGCCTCACACTTCGCGGTGTGTATGTACTCGATCTTCCGTGTCTCTTCTGTCGCCCCTTCACCAATCTCGGTAAGGTAGACGGCACCGTTGGCGACTTGTCTGCACTTGGCGCTAAGAACCCCCGGGTTGATCGCGACAACCTCGCCACTTTCAAGATCGGCGAACATATCCTCTTTCAACTTCTTATACAGCTGCATTGCTTCAACGGGTAAGGCCACCTGTCTCTTGACTTTTACAATGCCCGGTAGGTCGAGGTGGTCTGTTGCGTCCAGTCTTGCGCTGTGGGGCGCTATTGCCTTCTGGATCAACTCTGGTGAGTTCACTCCGGGTTCCCACATCATACCCCACGGCGCGCGGCGACAAGCGAACTGGTATTTGCTTCGGAACTCCCCAAGGGTGCGCCCCAGAATGCTGGGGTCCAAGAGTCCAAACTGCCCATAGAGATCAGCTACGCCGTTAGGTGCCGGGGTGCCGGTCAATATAAACCGATAGGGCACTCCCCCCTTGACAGCATGGAGTAACTTGAAGAGGTTCTTCGATCTCTTGCTCGACGCTGTCTTGAAGAGCGTGGACTCGTCAATGTAAGCGCAGTCGAACCAGTTGATGTTCTTGGCTTCTTTGAGCATCCATGCGAGGCCCTCGGGGTTGATTACCGTAATGTCGGCGGCGTTGACGGCCTCCACCGTCTTTCCTACTCCATGGGCGACGTGGATATTAAACCGATTAAAGCCTAGCCATTTTCGCCCCTCCTGGGGCCACACGGCTTTGCAGGTTCGCAGTGGGGCGACAACGAGGGCGCGACTTGCATCAGCAATCGAGTGTCTTCGTCGGAAATCCTCAAGACAGATCGAGGTCTTCCCCATACCGGGATCGAGCAGGAGCGCAAGCACTCCTTTCTCCTCCATCCGGGTCAGGACGAACTCCTGATAAGCGTGGGGGGCGTATTTAAGTGCCACTAATATGCTCCTCGAAAAACCGGTCAACGTCCTCCTTGGTAGAGCAGACGGCCACAAGAAACCCATACCCTTTCAGCTTTCGGTGGATGAGTTTCTGGAGGGGCTGGAACTTTCCCCCGGGGACCTTGTACTCGATGAACACAACCCTGCCCTCTGTGAAAATAGTGTGGTCCGGCCAGCCCCGGCCTCCAAGCATGGCTAGTTTTAAGGGCCAGCACCCGTGGCGTTTGGCCACTCTGGCTGCGTATTTTTCTACTAGGTGTTCAGCCATAGAGGGTTTCCCGCCGCTTGTACATGAATTTTGCAGCGGCTTTGTGAGCGAGACGGGTGTTGAAGTCCAGACCGGAATCCTTTCGTATCTGGTCGCGGACCGCATCCACGTTCAAACCTGCGGCGTCACAACATACTTCAAAAGTGGTCGATTTGTTCTCCTCGGCTAAAAAGAACCACTTGGCCTCCCGAAACTCCTGTAACCTATTTGCGAACTTCCTAACCTCCGCCGCATCAATGATGTCTCTAGGGTCTAGGCCACCAGCAATTAGCGAGTTGGCAACGTCGGTCGAACCACGGAGTTGGGCCGCTCGTTTCCTTAGTGTACGCAGGGACTCCGTTATCAGAACTTCGGCTAACTCGATCTCGATGCTGTCCATCGTTTAACTTCCTATTAGATTCATAGATTACTACCGCGAAAGAATGTAACAAATCCCCCGGGGGCCGTCAAGGCCCCTGGGGTTTTTTTTGTCCTATTCGCACTCCCATCGTCCTGTAGTTTCGTCCATGGCGCAGGCCGCGGCCTCGTCTTCAGGATCGGATTCATTTTCGTTCAGGATTCCTTCTCGCTCCCCACCTACACGATAAGTGGTGACGCCCTTGCACTTGCGCTCCCACGCTTGCATATAGATCCCCTTGAACTCCTCCCAGTCTACATCGTGGGGGACGTTGATCGTCTTGGAGATCGACTGGTCAACCAACGGGGCGCAGGTGGCGAGAACGTCCAGATGCTCCTGTGGCGTGAGTTCTGACGCCGTGCGCCCCTTTACCCCGAATACCCGAAGACCGTAGTCCTGAACGGATTCTGTACGCTGACCGCCCGACATATAGACGGTTCTGTCGAACTGGTGGGCGAACACCGGCTCCAGCCCGGAAGACACGTTGTCTGCGGTTAGACTGATTGTGCCCGTTGGCGCGATAGCGATTAGGTGGGAGTTTCGGATTCCGTTCTCCCTGATCTTGTCGGAGATGTGAACCGGGAGGCGCTGGATATACTCGCCACTCATGAAGTCCTCGCCAAAGAGAGGAAAGGGTCCCTTCTCTTTCGCGATCTCGATGGAAGCGAGGTAAGCGGAGTCTCGGAGCGCGGTCATTACCTCCTTGGTGAAGAGGCAGAACTCGGTAGACCCATACGGCATACCCATGAACTCAAGAGCATTCGCAAGACCCGTGATCCCGATACCAATTCGTCTCTTCGACTTCATCTCGGCTTCCTGTTCCGGGAGGGGCCATACCGGAGCGCGGTCGATCACGTTGTCCAGCGCCCGCACACAGATCGGGATGTCCTCCGCGAACAGATCGAAGTCGAACTCCCCCTCCTCGGTCACATACTTCGTAAGATTGAATGACCCCAAAAGGCAAGCCCCGAACGGCGGGAGAGGGATCTCCCCGCAGGGGTTCGTCCCGGTTATCGTCTCTGCGTACCAGAGATTGTTATTGTCGTTGATCCGGTCGATGAAGATGACCCCAGGCTCGGCGTAATCGTGGGTGGACCTCATAATCATATTCCAGAGAGGCGCAGGGTTGATTGTCTTCACAACCTCCCCGTTGAATACTAAGTCGAACGTCCCCCCGTCTCGGACCGCCTTCATAAACGCATCGGGTACGAGGAGGGACATATTGAAGCCAGTTAGGGAGGTGCTGTTGTTCTTCGCATGAACGAACTCCTCAACGTCTGGGTGGTCTACTCGGAGAACACCCATCTGTGCGCCACGGCGGTGACCACTTGACGAGACGGTAAGCCCCACTGCGTCAAAAATGTGCATGAACGAAACTGGCCCGGATGAGTACGAATCGAGCGTCTTGATGTTTGCTCCGTTGGGGCGGAGAGTCGAGAAGTTCGTCCCAATACCACCGCCCAGTCTCATCGTCGCGAAGGCTTCCGTAGCCCGCTGCATGATGTTGCCCTCGCCGCGTACAGCGGAGTCCGCAATGTCGCCACTCATGTAACAGTTGATCGGAGTAACTATCCTCGTCGAGCCCATACTCGCTTGCACACGGCCACCTGGGAGAAAACGCTGATTCCGTAGAACGTCCTGCAACTCTTGGAAGTGTTCCTTGTCGTCAGCCAACGCCCCCGATACCCGATTCATGGATTCGGAAAAAGTCTCGCCTGCCGTCCTGTATTTTTGAGCGTGAAGCTCGTCGCTGAACTCTAGTTTCGGTCCGTAACTCATTTTATTCCTTCTACTTGCGGTACCTGACGCCACGCCAGCCTTCCGCTTCAAGGGGTAAACCGTCAGCCCAATCTGGCTTTTCGGAGATAAGTGATTCAAATTCCTTAACAGAGCCTTTTCCCTCGGGAACCTCTGCTACGATCTCATCATGTACGGTCAGGATAGGGAGGTAGATACCGGTCTCCTCCGCTCGGAGCATGGCCTCCGCCATTACGTCTCGACTCAGCGCTTGGACTACGTTCTCAGTCAACTTTCCACCGTATGTCTGTTGGCGGCAGAATTGTCGGCTCATCGAGTTAACCCCCATGAAGGTCAGCTTGGTTTGCTCTTCCTGAAACATATCCGACCACACCTTCTGCACGCGAGGCTGGTAGTAACTGAGTAAGCGGTCGGACGGAAGCCGGATGTGCAGGAAGTCCTCGTTGGAGACGAATAGCTGTAGGCGTCCAAAGTTTACCGGGTCTCCGCCTTTGCCCCTGCGACAAGCCTCAAAAGCCGCGTCGTTGATGCCATACCAATAGGATTTCACGGGGTGGTGGACTTCGCGGTAAGTGCGAACTACCCTTTGGCAGAACTCCTCATCGAAGACCATGCCGTACCCTTCCGCAGTGGTCTGGAACTTCTGGGCGCCCATCTGGTAACCAAGGCCGAGAACGGCCTGTTTGCCTGTCTGTCTCTGCGCCTTGGTTACCTCGTCGTAGCCCACGCTGTAAATCTGTGTGGCCATGTCCTTGTAGATGTCTTTACCAGATCGCAAGATGTCAAGCGCACGGGTGTCCCCGGCGAGCCAGAATACACCCCTGGCCTCGATAGCGGAGTAGTCCGCGCAGATAAGATCGTGCCCCGGCGCTGCGGTGATCGCGCCTCTGAGGGCGCTGGAGAGGACCGACATTGCGTCACCATAAAGAGTGTCCAGCATCTTGGCGTCATTGCTTAGAACGTCTTCGCACAGTACGTCGATGTCTTCGTTGATCTCCCCACGGGGAAAGTTCTGAGGCTGGACGATTCTACCCGCCCACCGGCCCGTATCCGCGCCGTGGTAGTACAGGAGTCCTCGGGCCCGGTTGTCGCCGCAGATGCTCTTGGACATGGCTTCATACTTCTTGGTGGAAGTCTTTGAACCGGACTGGCGCAAGAGCAACGCCTCCATAGCGTCATCGGACCAGTCCCGTGGCGTAGCGACGGCATCCTCGACGGTAGCTTTCTGGAGGTCTTCCAGACGGCCTTCACCGGGCTGATCGTTGAGCCACTTTAGGAACTTAGTACGCTGGTTCACCGAGGTCACCGCCCCATCGGTAAGCTCGGAGATGCGCTCGTTCGCGCTATCGGAACATTCCTCCGAAATCTCAAGAGCCTTGTCAACTAGCGCGGTATCGAGATGCACCCCGCGAAAGTTCATGGTCTGGTCTAGTCGCCAAACCTTCAACTCTTTGTCGCTCAGACCGGCACTGAGTCGCTCAGAAACCATCTTCTCTACCCGGACGTCGTCCTTGCAATAGGAGAACAGTTTCTCCAGATCATTCTTATCCTCGTGCCAAGGGTAAATCTTCGATAGGTCCAGATCCGGGTTCATCTCGTTTAGCAGAAAGACGGTCTTGGGCTGGGGAACTTCCCTCCAGAGCTTGGGGTCGCCCAGGCGTTGCTCCGCAACGATCTCCATGTCCTTCTTGAGTGGAGCGCGGGGCTTGGAGATTCGCTTCATGATCTTGTTGCCCGTCATGTCTTTCTTGTGGGAGACGTTAAGCGCCTGTGACACTCCGTCCAGGGAGCGAGGTAAGGCGAAAGATGCGGCCACCGAGGCCGAACACCGCCACTGCTCGGGCAGTATCGCGGGCCAACCCATCTTAGGCACGCAAATGTACTCCCAGACCGCACGCTCAAATGAGGCGTTGTGGGCCTCGATGGGGACGCGGTCCTCTATCGCCTTGAAGAGCTTGGGGAGCAACTCGACTCCCCGCTCCGGTAGCCCGACGTGGGGGTAAGCAGGTGCCCAGAGGTTTACGTCAGCGTCCCCCGGCGCTATCCAGGCGAGGCACATTACTTCGGTTTGATCATCTTGGGCGTAACGGTGCGCCCCGTACCGAATATCGGTCGGGCTCCTCGTTTCAAAATCTATAGTGACGTGGTTGTTTTTGTGCATTAGGTGGAGGGGGGCGGAAGGGGCTACCCGGGAAAGGGACCGGGCAGCCCCAGGTGCAGTGTTAGAGGAGGTCATCCACCTCTACTGCATCGAAAGCGGAAGACGCATCGACGCGACCGTCGAGAGCGCCGCCGTCCTTGACCTTCTGGACATTGTCGAGGCCAATTCCGACACCGTTGTTGCCGTTGGTGCCATAACCAAAGGCATGGATCTGGAGTCGAGCGTAGACTCCGGGATAGACCTCGTTCTGGTCGATGACCGGCTGGAGGTCGGGGCCGACGATGCCCGGTTGGAAGTTCGACTTGGCGGTCACGAACTTGGTGCCCTCGCCGAACGGCTCACCGAGGTGGGCCTTCTCCGAACCATCTCGGATCGGATTTCGGAAATTGGAAGGAACATCCTGACCGAACTTGGCTTCGCGGGCCTCGGCGATGATCTCTTCCAGGGGGGCGATGTCCGTGTCCTTGTCGAACACGATAATCGTGCTGTACTTGGCAGTGGCGGACGGGTTGTTTTGATTCACTTCCGGCACGAAGAGTGCGGGGAAGGAGAGGCGTCCCACCGGGGACACGAGTTTGCGACTTGAATTGGCCATGCTGGCCTCCTTTTTAGTCCGTTTTGGGTATGTTGCGGCAACACTGCCACAACAAGTCGGAGTATAGCTTAGGTGCTACCCCTTGTCAAGCCTTTGGCGAAATCTTCGGCTGCTCTCCAAGCAAAGTAATCCTCGGGCATACCAATGTCATCAATAGTCAAGGGGGTGTATTTCTTAGTTATATGTTGCTCCGCGTATGATGGAGCGCGAAAGTCTTCGGGGAACGCCTTCCACCAAACGAAAACACATAAAACAAACCCGGCGGCCAATGCTGCGACTAAGGCCGCGCTCATCAGTTGCTCTCCGTGTGGGGGCTGGCTTCACTGAAAGCCAGAACTGCGTTTGAGGCTTCCTTACGGGGGTCGTCCTCGGGAACTACCGTCATGCCGCCATCCGGCTTGAGCGACCGCTCTGAGACGAAGTCCTTGTCGAACCCCGCCTTCTCAAGCTGGGTCGGCGACTTGATCTTTACGTTGGTGGCCCTATCCAGAGCGCCCATTTCGCGAAGCTCCTGTTCCAGGGCCTTTTCGGAGACCCACTTTCGGTTAGTCCGCTTGCGGACAACCTTGAACCCAGGAAGCCTTTTGTTGTTTTTCACCGCTTGGTTGTCGGCGAGATCCTTGACCCTGGCAGACCAGTTGTCGAGGACAGCTGCGATCTTCAGGGCAGACGATATGCCGTCGAGGTCATTGGCATCCGGGATAATGAGTTCCACGTTCTTGGCCTCACTCAGCGGTAGGGTTTCGAGATCGCCGCCAAACGCTTCTTGCGCCTGCTTCAGGGCAGTCGCTTGCTGTAGGGGGCAAATCGCAGCAGCGGGGCACCAGCGGCAGTACCCCCCAACCTCGTACTTCGCGAGGGCAGGATTCGTAGTATACTCGACGGCGGGGAGGAGTTCGTCGTTGACCCAACTTCTAATTTCCCCAACGGTAGTGCGCCAATCCGAGATACTGCGACCGTCCGCAAACTCGACACGTGGCTGGACGATGACGATGTTCACTTTAACCTTGGATACGATGTCAACGCCATCCGCGATCTCGCTGTCGCCGAAGGCAGATTCCACCACCCCGGCTGCGTAGAACATCGCCTGCGGGTTTTTCTGGGCCGTAACCTTAACGCCCCTCCCGTACTTGAAGTCGATCACCCATATAGTTCCGCCCGCAGTATCGTGTAGGATGCAGTCTGCGGTTCCGTATACCTCTTTATCTTGCCCCAACGGGAACACGGTAGTTTCGACCATCCCGCGCGGCCACGCTACCGACTCTTCGCAGAACTGCAAGATGGTGTCGGCGTAAACCTGCACCGCGTTGTGCATCTCGTCGTTGATTTCAAAAGTAAGCGTGCCCGGATCGGGGTACTCGTGGTCGCCGCCCAGAATGTAGTAACCGCCGTCGAGTCGCCCGATACTGCGACCACGTAGGTCTTTGTCAAAGCGCTTCCGTTCCCGAACCACGTAGATCGCGGCGTACTCGGCAAAGGCGTGCGCCGCCGATCCCTCTTCAGCGAATATGCTGGAGCGGTTGCGGAGTTCTGGGTCGAGCGTCTCGATGAGCGACGGACTGCTGGTACAGTTCATCCACCGAGATGCCGAAGATGCTCCAAGACTTGCGTGCTTCATAGGTGTCTTTCCTCGAAATACTGCCGGGGAGGAGAGCGCCCGGAGGTAAGCACTCTCGACTCCCCGGCATCCGGGGGAGGGCCCCGGAGTTACTTGATCCCCGCCGCCAAGGTCTTGGCGAGTTCCGGGATGTCCTCGGTCTTTACCGCCGAAATAGACTTGGCGTTGAACTTCTTCAGGACAGAAAGCAGGGCTTCCCGGCCCCTACTCCCCCTCTGCTTTGCGAACTCTTTCGCGAGTTCCCGGATGTCGCCTGGGGACATACTGTCAACGGTGGCCGGGGCCTGTTTGCCCTCCGCAACAGGAATCGTCACGGGGCTGGTAGAGAGGTCTACCGTCTGTCCAGAGTCGGTAAGCGCCTCTTTTACCGCATCCGCCACGATTGCTTTGATCGCGCGAACCGTCTGTTCGCTGAGTTCAAACTCGACCTTCATGTAGTCCTCCTAAGAGATAAGAGGGGAGTATAGCACCCCCTGGCTCACTGTCAAGTCCTTATTCCGATGTCATTTAGGCGGCGTGCCCAGCGTCCTCTGCCTGTGTTAATCGCCTGTCTGACCTTCCATATAGTTTTTGGTGCGTCAGCGTCATCGGGCCACTCCTCTGAGGCCATGCGTGCAAGATCGCGAATCGAAAACCCCATGACGCTATGCGCGTAGATGGCTGTCTCCATGGGGGACTCTTGCTGCATACGCTCAAACTGTATGGAAACGTCCGACCACCTCGTTTGTTTCAAGTCCAAGCTAGCCCGCTTTGGTATAGACTGAACTGCTCCTCGATAAATGAACTCCCAGCTGAACGCCCAGGGTTCGAGACACTCGGAACATTGGTACCTCATGCCTTTACCTTCGGCGTCCACCTCCGTATTAAAATAGGGTTGGGCTGCTGGATCTTGACAAACACCGCACTTTTCGGATAGGATAACCCCGCGATCTTCTACGGGGTCTCTGTCTCCAAGGGGTGATGCGTTTTTGTGTTCTAGGAATCGCTGCAACCACTTGTCCGCAGCATAATTCATGTCGCAGACCTTTCGTATCCACGTACTTTGACGTCATTGATCGTTCGCCTCGCGGGCTCCCACCCGGTCTGGGTCTTCATGGCGCGGTTGATCCTGCGGGTGTCCTTCAAGTTCGCGTCCGAAGACGCTTTCTTGATAATTTCCCACATTAGCGTCTGACTCGAAACGAAATCTATATCGCTGTCGAGGCGCGCGAGATACTCGGTAGTGTCGTATTCGATGGGGTCTTGAACACGCCTATGGTCCTGCTCCTCCGCTGCCTCATTCCACATATTCTGGGGGAGCATGAGAGCGTCTTCCGTTGGGTTGTCCTTCCACATCTGGGTAGCTTGGGCCCAAAGCTGATCGCGCGCTGCGCGCACACCGAGAAGATCGACCGTACCCACTCGGATAGGGAGGTAGCGTCGGTTACCAGTCGAGTCGAGAAGGTACTGGTCATCATTTGTGGTACCGATCAAGATACACTTCCGAGGATAGGTCTTCATGGTCTTCGCGTAAGCGAACCTCGCGGTGTCTTCGGTCTTGGAGACGAAGCCCTTCATCGCGTCTATGTCCGACTTCCGCATCATGTTGAGTTCTTCGATCTCGACTAGCCACGAGCCCTGTAGGGCCTGGACAGTGTCCTTGTCGAGCTTCGGGGGCAGCCCTTCGACAGACCATCCGGGCCCCGCGAGGTAGCGGATAAGAGTTGACTTACCGCAACCCTGCTTGCCTTCAAGGATAACCATTGTGTCGAATTTCACTCCGGGCTTGAACGCCCTGGCCACTGCGGCCTTAAACATAATTTGAGCTATACGGGTGGCAAGCGGCCCCGGGTCTGTCCCGCAAAACTTAGTGAAGAAATCCGAGATCCGGTCTTCGCCGTCCCAGGTAAGTGTATTCAAGTAATCTTGGACCGGATGGAAAGAGTGCTGGAGAGCCTCTTCGGCGTATGCCTCCATAACAGTGGTCATGGAGGGCTCAAAGCCCCACCTAGCCATGATGGCGTTTCTGGTGGCGGTAAGCACGTCATCGTCTACCTTGTTGAACTCACCGTCCTTGAGGAGCGCGTGGTACTGATTCAGCCCCCCGGGGCGGCCAACAACAAAGTTCGTTTCGGTAAAGGCGTTTCGGACAGCGCTGACCCCAAGGCCACGAAGCCCCCGCTTAGTGTTTGCGGCGGTCTTCATCGCCTTGCCCTTACCATCGCGTTCAAACAGGGGCTCATCACTAAGATCGGGGACATTAGCGAGTAGCGCGGCATCGGCCTCGGTGATCGCGGAATCCCCGAACGCCTCCCTAGCTTCCGGCTTGAGGAGTTTAGCCATGCCCGCTTCGGAGACGAACTTGAAGAGGGTCGCGGAGGTAACACCCTCCCCACCTTCAAAGCTATCCCACCTCATGCGAATGATCTCCTCGTCGCCAGAATAATTCGGGTCGGAAAGAGACCACTCGACAAACTGGTCAACCCCAAGACCAGCAGTGGCATGGAAGCAGGACATTGCCAACTGCACCCAACTATCGTTGTCAGAGAAATCCGTGGGGTCGAGGTGCGACAGCATCTCGCCTAGCTTCTCCGGTGCAACATCCGTAGCTGCGTTTTCGTTCTTGCGCGCTGCCGTCTTAGCGATGGCAACAAGGAGATTGCTGTTCATACCCCGGTCACCGTTGTCCAAGGTGACTCCGTTGTCTTTCCAAACGTAAGTGGTACCATTGGGGTGTTTCGACCCAGCCGCGACAACCTGCTTTCCATGAGCCTTGAACTCGACACCAGGGTAGCCGTCAAGTCCGTTACGAAACTTCGTGCCCGCCCAACCGTCATCGAGGCTAGTGTAAATATGGTACCCGCCGGAACCGGTAACAACTGTCGGCGAGTTCGCGAGGTCTGTCCCGAACTCTGTATCAAGCATATCCACGGCCTCGTCACAGGTCATGGTCATGTTTCGGGGGTCCATATCCACAACGAGGTCATCCGGCCCCAGACGTACTCCGAGATTGTGCCCGTTGTCCATGGCCGTCTGTAACTGATCCTTGGTGTATCGGCGATCCCGCCAAGCACCGTCCCGGGGCGACTTCCCGCGCTCTCGACCGTGCTGGTCGATGGCGTCCCACTGGTGCAGGGGCACGAGCTTGCCGGTGAACTTCGCCAGCAGATATTGGGTCAGTTGTTTTTTGTCGAAGACCATTAAAAGAGGCCCTTCTTCTCTCGATTGGAGAGAAGTATATCACGGTGGCGGGTGGCGCGCAAGGCGAAACTAATCTCTAGCACGCCATTCTCCGTCAATAATGGGTAGTAGCTGCCGCTTGCCGTTGCTGTGTATCACTCCGTGGCAGTGCAGCCAGCTGGACGGGCCAGAGGCGTACTCCAGATCATACCGACTCGATGTCCCCACTTGGTGTACGCCGCGGAAAATGTTGGGGCTGTGGGTGTGCCCGATCACGGACTTGACCCCGATATTGGAGAGGTTTCTCGCCGAACCACGTGACCCATTCGGACCCAGATGCCCGTGCATGGCTACGTCGATGTCCTTTATCATGTAGCAGTCTTCCCCGCCAAGGAACTCGGCCTGCGCCTTAATCTTGCCGCGAGAGTACACCTCAAACGGATCGGCGTGCTTTACCCCGGTATGGGTCTTCTCAGAGGACTCCAGAACCGCGGCCATGAGTTTGTGGTAAAGCAGCGCATTCTGCGAAGTAACAGCCTTCTCGCCCTTGCTAAGCCACTGGGAAAGATGGTTATTGTGGTTAGAGGAGACGATCAAATTCAACGTGTCCTTGGGGGACGTTGTGTTGAGGTAAGCGATGGTGTCGCTTAGCTCCTGCTCAAGATTACCCCAACCGTGTACGTCCTTGTTCGTCTGGATAAGCTGGTTCCCCAGGTGATGGTGCGACACGCTATAGCAGTCGAGGAGGTCATGGCGAACGATCACGTGGGGGCGGCCCGTCTTGACCATCGAGTTCTTGTTCAGGTAAGTGGCCCCCACCACGGACGGGTCCACGAACCATGCGTGTTCGTCGCCCGGGATCAACGCTTCCCACCTGTCCGCCTTTTTCGATCCCTTCGGGGTGTACCGCCTGTCGATGTCGGTGATACCATTGCCGTCCCACTGTACGGCTCGGATAAATGTCCTGCCCTTCTCGTCCTGCTCGATCACCACGGCACTTAGGTTATGGTGGAACTCCGCGAGGTTACCTGACTTCGTAGTCGAGTAGTTCGCGACAGTAACCGCGCCAGTGCTGTAGAGGATCTTCGGGAGGGCCTGCTGCGGTGTCGGGACCGTACGCATGGCTAGTTGAGTGGCCGCGTAGACGCCGTGCTTGGCACCAGACCGGGAGTCGAGGCCCGTAAGCGGGTTACCGGCGGTAGCGGCGATCCTAACATCGGGGATAAGTACGTCTTTCAGTTCGACCTCAACGTCGATTAGATAGGGTTCGACGTCAGGGTGCCACCAGATCCCCTCGGGGTCCGCGCCATCCGGGACGATCCCATTGTTGGTAGGGTTTTTGTAGCGCAGAGGTCGGATCAAAAGTTCCGCCTTGTTGCGCTTGCAGTACACCTTCAGCGTCTCAAGGAACTTACCCTCGGGGTCGGTGTTATTCTGGGCGGCGGTCACTACCCACCTTCGGGAGGTCCGAATTGCTTCCGACTGCTTGCTGGAGGGGACAAAAAGATGATTCTTTTCAAGCACTTCCGTCACCGGAGCCTTGGGCTCCCCCGGAACCACCGCGGCCAATCCAAGAGACTTGAGATGTCTTACGAGACTTGGTTCGCTGGAGAACGGAAACTTGAACTGGAGGATCATCGAATCGAGCAAAGAGCGTACGGAAGTGGGGTCGCCTTTCTTTCGGTTGGCGACAAAGTCTTTTGTTCGTTTCAGCGCTTTGGGGTTGGCGTCGAACCACGATTGCATCGACGTCCCCCTGCCACCATTATGATTTGACATGGAATCCTCCGTATCGGTGGACATTATAGCGTAAGCGCCCCCACTGTCAACTACCAGCGTTTCGTCTCAACGATGGGGCTACAGTCTTCTATAATGACGTCCTTCAGGTCAACCTGTGAAAGGCCGGTACCCTGCAAGTCGCAGAACTCAAACCTTGACCCCGCCAAGGCCGCTCCAGAAAAATCCACAGTACACAGATTGGTAGAGAAAAAGTGGGTCTTCCACATATGCGCCTCTTGAAAAGACACACCCGCCATTGACACAGAATGGAACTTACTGCCCTGTAAGTCGGCATGAGCAAGGGATGTCTGCCGAATGTTCGCGCCAGAGAAGTCACAGAAGTGTGCTTCGATGTGGCTCATGTCCGCAAACTCGATTCTTGTATTCATGAGGTTAGCACCCGAGAAATTACAGAACGTGCGGCCATCACCGAAAGCGCCCCAAAGGAACAGCGCCCGCGTCATTGTCGCTCCCTCAAAGGTTGTCCCCAGATACGTGTTGGAGAGTAAGCTACTTTCCACAAGGCTGGATTCCGTGAAACACGCGAAGTCGAGACTGGACTGTTCTATCGTAGCACCGTCAAAGTTTGACTCGTTGGCCATCGCCCTCTCTAAAGAGCAGTTGTTGAAGTGGGCCCCAGAAAAGTTACAGTGGTGGATGTCGGCAGACTCGAAATCGCAGCCCACAAAGCTTACGCCAGCGAGTGTGCTGTTATATAGATCCTTGCCACCAAAGTCGTAGCCCGCAACCGTCCGGCCTTCGCTTAGCTTTATCCGGTCGCCAAGGTCTTCTCGGTTTTGGATAAGTTTGTCTAGTTCCTCTTGGAATACTACTTTCTCTATGTCCCCGACCATCTATCGGTACCTCATTGCTGCCGTGCCTTCAAGGCCACGGGCCATGCTAAAGTCTTTGTTGTGCCTTTTTCGGCTTTTTGATCTAGCTGTGTTGCCAGCGTCAACCAGTACGTCTCTTTTGACTCTGCCCGTGTGGGAATGTATGAGGATCAGGCATTCGTCAATTCTTGCGGCGTGTACCGCGCTGTAAGAGTGAGAGTTGTCGGATAGTGACTCGGACAGCTGCTTGTAGGCCCACTTCTCCGAACGGATCGGGAGACCGTTGCTGCCCAGGACGGAGGCTCCATTCGGGAGGGGGTACTCGGCTGTGGGAAAGGTTAGCCCCTCGTTCTGATACTTCTTGTGGGGGCGATTCCGCCTTGCAGCTTTGATCTCTCTGTCGAGTTCCGATGCCCTAACGATATGCCTCGCCATGAGATTGGCCCTCCAGTCGTTGGCGAGGTGGCCATAAAAGGGGTCCGATTCCATCACCTCAAGAGCGTGGGTTACCGCATCGCGCTCCGCGGTCAGTCTCCAGTATGTTTGCTCGTTTGTCAATGCACTGTGGCCTTCCCGTTGTCGGCTTGGCGCATGGACTCGTTCCTTATTGCGTTCATGACCTCCAGGGCCAGAAGAACGGTAGTGTGGGCGGTGCCGTCGATGGAGTCGGGAGACTCTGACAGGTACTTCGCGATTTTCTCCGCGTAGTACGCAATCGTGTAGGAATCCTCAACCATGGACTCGTACCTGGGTTCTGTTTCCTGCTCGAAAGCGTCTGCGGATTGCCGCGCCTCTTGCGAGACCTCTAATAGGAAGATTATGTCACGCCGGGTGGCCATTAGTCGTCCACACTAGAAGTAACCCACATCACCAAACCAACAACCGCACCTGTGGCTAATGTCCCGAAGGTAAGCCCAATAGCCAGTTGGCCGTAGGGGTCGTTTGGGGCGATCAGAAGCCCAGAGACAAACCCAGTGAGGACGCCGATCATGGCGGCACCCTGCAATGGGCCAGTGACACGCAAGATTGGTCCTATAATGAAGATTGGAGTAAGCATGATCGCCCGTACGGTGGAGTACATGGTAGCATACCAAAGCGTAACCACCAGTTTGGTGAATACCCGGACCAGCATCGCTCGCATCTCCCCACGTGCCGTGGCAAACGTAGCCACCATCCGCCACGGGTAAGCCGCAGTGGCAACAATCGCTGCGGCCAAGTTAATGAAAGGGTCTCGATAGGTGTGGAACACCACCTCCCAATTCGTCATATTTTCGTTGATCCGCCCCATTACCCGCCCCGCTTCACCCGCCGTCTCTTGACCACGGGCTTCGGCTTCTTAGCCAATTCGATAGTTTCCTTCCGGTCGGCGATACGCTTGTCCTGCTTCTCAGATGACGTGCGACCCGCCTGTCTCTTGCAGCGCTCGGGTAGCTTGAAATTGTCGAACCCCTCCTTGGACTGTATGCGGCAAAACCACATACCTTTGACCGGAGCCCAGTAAAATTCGGTAATGCGTCCACGAACTGAAGGCGTAAGGTGTTCCTCACCATCGACCTTGATGAGCGGGGAGTCGAACATTCCGTCATCCTCGCCACCGAAAGAGTGGGGCGGCGCGTAGACCCGGTCCCCCACCTTCAGGGTTTTACCGGCCATGTCCTCGGCCTCCGTTATCTGCTCGGGCGCGGGGTGCAGCGTTCGCTTTTCGTTCATTTTTCCCTCTCCAGTTAAGAGCGAGAGTCTAGCGCACTCAATGAGCGGTGTCAAGTCCGGTCATCTACTTCTTTCCGGTCACTTCGTTAAAACGTGAGCGGTCCCTGCTGCTCTTGCTCCCGCCGGAGTACCCGTCCCCGGCCCAACCGTCACCAGTGAGCGAGAACCCCGATCCACCGGACACGAGTCGTTTCAGTTTCATCTTTCCGCACTCGGGACATTTCCGCTTAGCCTTGTCCTTCATCGAATGCTCGATTTCTATATCTGCCCCGCAGTTCCCGCAAGTGTATTCGTATGTCATCGCCGCACGCCTTCCACGGCTCTCCACTCCTCGCCTTTCTTGAAGCCACTCACTGCTAGAAACGTGTACCTGGGGAGGTGCGACAGGGTAACCACGGACTTCAATCGGTTGTCCAGAACGAAGTTGCCGGAAGTGCAAACCACGTGAGCGTCTCTGGTCTCGGTAATGCAAGCCATGAGTCGAGACGGTACCCCCCTCTCCCTTAGTAGCTGCCTGCAAGCTATCGCGAAATCATCACAGTCCCCAACTACTTTCCTGGGGTTGTCCGGCGCTCGCCAGTCGTCTAGGAAATCGGGGAGATCCCATTGCTCTTCGTCGGATACGGGTCGGAACCCACCCTTTACTATGGCGAAAACCTCTTTTAGGTCATCAACATACGTTCGTTCCTGGGCTACCACGGTAGAGGGCACGGCCACTACCAACGCCAGACCTGACAAAAATCCCCTTCTGCTAACACTCCGCATTGTCGGGGTCTTTCTGTTGCCACATGAGGCAACCCATCGGGGGGACGATTTCGTCTCCCAGGACAAAGACTTCATCACGGTAAGGATCGTTCGTCTTGGTAGCCACGGGGGAGGCGCAAGCACAAAGGAGTACGCACACAATAAGGGTAAGCGGCGTAAGCGGGTTCATACCGGGCACAACATCACTCGTTAGGCTGCCGACGCTTTTGAAATATGAAGTTGCCATCTACGCAATCTCCCGGAGAACATCGCTGTTCCTCTGAATGATGTTACGCACAACCTCTTCGCGAGCCTTTTCGCCAGCGTGTAGTCGGAGTTCGTTGATGATCTCCTCAATTACTTCGTGCTGCATAACCGTTTTCCTCAGCAGCGCTCCGTCTCCCGCTAGCCTTGAGATTTTGATGAACGTCTTCGCGGTAGAGAGGAGAGCTTCCAAGATGGAGATAACCGAATCGGTATGCTCAAGGGTGAAGCCGGAAATCGTATCGAGATGCTCTTGTTCCATTAGGCCACGCGCCTCAGCGCCGCAACGGTTACAACGGCGATAAGCATGAGAAGAGAAGTCGCGGGTTCCGGCACTGTAAGCGGGCCGACTGTTTCGCTGTAAGCGGTAAGCGAGGCTTGCCCCGTCATCGTGGCATCCACGTTACCTGGGTCGAGAGGCGAGTGAACGAAAAGCTCCTGGGTAGTCTCCCCCGGGTCCAGCAAGTCATTCTCAAACTTCCAAGTTACCACGTCGAAGAGTTCTGAGATGCTCACTTCGGACGGCTCGACGCCGGAACCGCTGAGCGACCCAGCGTCGGTTACAAAATCGGAGTCAACCTTCATTGTAAAGTCAAGAACAGCGGGTACGAACGGTCCAGAGCCGCCATCGTGTGTTAGGGTGTAGACGTATGTGTTGTTCCCGGGTTCCGGGAGCGGATTGCCCGGGTTATCCGGCGACCACACTTCGTAGCTCTCCTCAACGGAAAAGCATGGTTGCCCGCAGACGCCCGGGAACCCCAAGTCTTCATCGAAGACAGTCGTACCCTGCTCGTCCGGCACAAAGACAGGAGAGGTGATTCCCTCGGGAGTGAACCATTCGTCCTTTGTGTCCTTTGTTTCTTTATCCATGACTAATCGCCCTCCTCGTTTCCTTCTCTCTCCAAAATTTCGGAGATCCGCTTCTCGTAAGAATCACCCCAAAGTTTTCGCTCAAATGCCTGTTGGGTGTTTATTTGCTCAACAATCTCCGTCAGCTTGACGGTGTTGACGTGAGATTCCTCTGCACGGAATACCCAGTGGGAGACGCCAACGATTACACCGATAAACGCACCCACCGTTACCACCGTTGTCATAATCCGCAAGGGGCTAATCGTCAGCTGTACCTCAGTCTTCACTTCGGGCCCCCTTGCGGCGGCGGGGGCGTTTCGGCCCCTTGCGCTTGTCGTCGTAGTCCGAACGAAGCTGCTTGCGTAAGCGGAGAAGTTCCTTCCCGCTGTTCCCAGGGCGGCTCTTCGCCCGGTCGATCCGCTCTTGCAGAGACAGGGCCTCGTAAGCCTGCTGGCGAAGAGCCGCCCCGGCTTTGCGTTGTTCTCGTCTCGTCATTGAGTCGCTTTCCAAGAAATTATGAAACCTAAGTTGGACACGCAGTAAGCTACGAATACAACTGTGTGCCCGAAATCGCCTCTCGATGCGTACCCGTATGCCTGTAGGAGGTATAGCCCTCCTGCGATTGCGAGCGGGGTGGGTGAATGGAGCAGCCAATCAATCATCTGTCGCACACCACGCCAAAGGGGGCGATGGTCCAGCACCCAGGAGGAGTGACAGGCGGAGGCAGGCACGGTTGCCCACCGGGGATGTACGGCAACGTGCCGCAGCTGGGAATCGGAATCCACACTCCGTTGGTGTCGGTATACCCGGTGACGTCCCCCGATACAGCGTAATCGCCCTTCGGGACACAAGAGATAGAGCGCGCTCGACCACCCGGCCTATTGGCCAGAACAGCGCAAAGAAGGTTGGCCGTCTCATGTTCTTGCACCGAGGGGGTGCGCGGGTGGCTACCTGTTGCTTCTCCCCCAATCAGGCCGAACATAAGTCCGCCGATTAGAAAACCAATAATAAGCGATAGGGCTTTAGCCACCGGGGGGTACTTGTATCTAGTCATCTGAGTTCTCCTCTTCTGGGTTGTATTGGTCGAGATCAGAAAGGTAGGACCGGATCGACTCCATCTGCTCAAGGATCTCGCCTCGGGGCCAAGCCGCGCTTCCCCCGCCTTCAATCTCGTTTGCGGTCTTTAGGAGCGAACCTAACTCCTGAATAAGGCCAATGCGGCTTCGCTCGACAAGCGACGGCTCAAGTTCGTGGGTGTACGGTTCTGAGGTAAGCGCTTCGTGCGATGCGTTGACCCGCCAAAACTGGCCAACCCTTTGGATGCGCGGGCTCTTGTGCAATAGGCGTTTTACGAATGACCGCCCGGTCTGTGTCATGGCGGAAAAGTCGGACGTCACGTATCGCTCACCGTGATACGATTCGTCAATAATGGAGTTGATAACACGCCCTGCTTCGGCTTCCCTGTCCTTGCGGCTGGGTCGTTTCGGTGTCATGGAATCTGCCTTCCTCTTGCCGATGTCCGACAAGAATGTGTCGCCGTGTACTTCGGCAACGATGGCGAGGGTCTTGAGTTTTTCGGTAAACTCATCTCCCGTAACGGAAAAGTCGATTGTGAGATCAGAGGGGTTCATTTTTCTTTGTCCGTAGGGTTAGATCCCCCGGGGGCAGCTGGTTGGATTTTTTTAGTTGTTTTATCCGCTTCAGGCCGCGCCCCGGGGGGTCACTCTTTCGTATGGAGAAGTGTAGCCTACCACCTCGCCTTCGTCAAGGGCCTGCCACGGTTGCGACGAACCAGACGGTTGCGACGAACCAGACGGTTGCGACTAACCAGAGGCCCGACGCGGCCCATGCGCAGAACCAGAGGGCCGCAGTTAAAGGCTTACCCCGCTTACCCCATTCAGGCCGCGCCAGCGCACCGTACGCGACGTTGAAGACAACAAAGGCTGCAAGGGTCCCGAAGGGGCCCAGCAAGCTAATGACGGACAGGAGTCCGGGGGTCAAGTTTCGACTCCCTGGCGCAAATGGACAATCACCTTTTCCGCGTCGTCCAGCGCGCTGATAAATGCTTCTCGACTCGGTTCGTACATCGCGACCGATGAGCCTGTCAGATTGGTTGTCGTCTTGATCTCAGGGTCGTCCTCGCCTCGGTGTACCCCGTCCCGACGCGCGACCGCAGCGCGACTTCGCTCGCCCTTGTCCGTTAGTCGGTGGTATATGAATGAGGCGGAGATGTTGTTCCGCAGCCGGATCACGGTATCTAGCACTTGCTCGTCGGTCATGCTGCGTTCTCCCCGCCGTCCATCCTGACTCTCTCGATGGGTACCCATTCCTCAACCTCTGAGTCTACGAACTTTACCCGGATCATGAGCCCGTCCTTGCTCATGAATTCTGCTGTTCCCGTCTCGACCTCCTCGGTAAGCGGGGCTTCAGCCTCCCGTGGGGCGCCCACACCCGGGGGGATGCCCTCCGGGGGTAAGGCGGCACCCGGGGGGATGCCCTCCGGGGGTAAGGCGGCACCCGGCTCGGGAGGGAGGATCTCAAGTAAGATGGGCATATTCTTGCCTCCAGGGGTATGTTTTTTTGAGGTATTTGGAGTATAGCCCACATGGGCCCGGTTGTCAAGAGGCTCGGGGCCTCTTATTCTTCTGTGATCTTGAGGACTTGGAAGTCGAAGAGGTCTTCGGTCTCCCCGTCACCCTCGACGATGATGTCGGAGTCTTCGATCTCCGCAATGATTAGCGCGTGTCGCTCCTTCTCGTCCAACATCTCATGGATACAGGCAGCCACGTACAGGGTGCGCGCCGCTTGGTAAGACGATTCGTTGAGGGGGCACCACTCTTCCCAATACACTTCCACTTCCATCGTGTGGGTGTAGATGCGGATGCCCGTCTCCGAATTGCGGTACCTACCGATACCGTTGAGCGCTTCGCTTTCGTAGTTAACTTCCATCATGTCAGCAGTCCTCCTCTTCCTGAACCACCATATATGAGATTTTCTCGATAAGCGCTATTGCTGTGCGCTCGATGAATTGCTCCATCTCCCACGCCCGTTCGTCGCTTAACTCCGGGTCAGCTAGTTGGTCGAGGCTATTGTTGAGAAAAACGTGAAGCCTGTCAACCTCGTCGCGTATGTCGCTGAGGAGGACGTATTCCACCTCCTCTTCGTCGTGACCATCGTGGCTCATTTGCCATCCCACGGGTAGCCATCGTACAAGACGTATAGGGCAAGTCCGAGGCCGATAACTCCTGCGGACAGGATAATGCCTGAGATTACGATTATCATGTGTTAACTCCGATCTCTCGTGGGATTGTGATTCGTAAGGTCGGTGCGGAGACGTTCCACCCTTAATCTTATTGTCTCCGAACCCGTTACCTGGGTTTCTTTATGAATGACCTTTTGGAAGAGTATAGCGCACCTCGCCGGGGTGCCCTCCTGCTCTCCGTTGTTCATGAGTACCTTATCGGTACCCGCCACAGAATCTTAACACTTTTTTTCGCTACTGCCACCGGCCCTGCTAGTGTGTAGCAGAAGGGTGGACCCGTCGGGGGCGGTGTAGCGGAAGCGTGTTAGTTGACCGGCGAACTCCCCGTCTTCGTCCTCGACTTCGACCACGAAGCCTGCGATGCGGTCATCGAGAAACCGCTGCCTGTCGGTCACGCCGGTCACGATGTAGGTCCGGCCCACAAAGTGGCGCGGACCTGCCCATGCTCGGCCCTCGGTCAAGACCGATGCGAAGAACTCCGCAGCGTCGAGTGTATCAAAGACCCTCGTCCCGGCGGGCAATCGTTTCTTCTCAATCGTCTTCACGGCACGGATGTCCTTGAGAATATCTCTGTTCGTGGTGAGAATATCTCTGTCGGCTAAAGATAGGGCCGCCGCCAGCACGCCGTCGATGTCGATGTCGTCAAAACCCATGCCCATGTTTCCTTTTCAAGGTAAGCGGGGTAAGCCGCGTTGAAGGTAAGCGGGCCCCCCTCCTGGGAGGGCCCTTAATCCGGTAAGCGGAGGGGGTCGGTGCATTACGCGCGGCGCACTTTCCAGACCTAGGACTGGAGGCAACCCGCAACCCTCGGGTACCGGGCTAAATTTCGGTCCAGTAAGCGACGAACTCTTCGTCCTCGTCGGACACTTCGATGGCGTAAGCCACGATGTTGGTGGTCAGGTTGCGCTGGTGGTCGGTCACCCCGATCACCTCGTAGGCCCAGCCGTCCTCGTCGCCCTCGTTCAAGACGTCGGCGAAGAACTCCGCAGCGTCGAGTGTCTCAAAGACCTTCGTCTCGGCGGGCAATCGTTTCTTCTCAATCGTCTTCACGGCACGGATGTCCTTGAGAATATCTCTGTCGGCTAAAGATAGGGCCGCATTGGCCGTTGAGAGAGCTTCGCCGCTGATTGCTGCCTTGGCCTCGTCGGTCCCCAGGAACCGCTCGGCGTTCTCCTTCGCGATAGCGAGGTTGGCCTCTGCCTCTTCGATGTAGGACAGGTAAGACTGCGACAGTACGCCCGTGAACCGCTCGGCGTTCTCCCTAAGGGGAGCGAGGTTGGCCTCGGCCTCTTCGATGTAGGACAGGTGGCCGCTGGCCTTGCAGAACAGCGCGCTGGCGACGGTCTGCGCAATGCCGCTTCCGCCTTGCGAGGGGGGCATTTCTAGTGCGCGGTCGCAATTCTTGAGGATGTCGTTCAGAAGGTACTTCAGCGTTAAAACCGGGTACTGTGGGTTGGCAGTCATTTGTGCGTTCTCCGTTCCATTTGAGTTACGTTGAAGGTAAGCGGCAAGTAAGCCGCAGAAAATGTAAGCGGCAAGTAAGCCGCAGAAAATGTAAGCGGCAAGTAAGCCGCAGTCATACTACGGTGCCTCGGGTGTAGCACTCTGCGTTGTCCGCGCCGAATGCCGCGACCAGGATCGCGAAGGCTACGAACTGCGGCCGTTGATCGAGGGTGCCCCGCTCCAGGAGCACTTCCGTCACGAGGTTAAGGAACGAAGACCATCCCTCCATGAGCCAGACCTGCTCGCCGTGCTCGTTCCGGACGCCCTCAGAGGTGTAGCGGAAGCCTTCCTCGTTGTTGGTCAGTTTGTCGGCCACGTAGGCCATGCCGGCTCGGAGGTCGGTGTTGTCGATCTCCACCGATACGAACTCTTCGCCCAGGCCGGCCTGCACTCCGCCGTGGTCCCTTCGGGGGAACAGGTAGTGGAGCTTGATCTGGTCGGCGTGCCCTCGGGCCACCTCGGCAAGGTTGTCGAACTCGCCGTCGTAGTCCACGAGCTGCGGGTTCTGGCCGATGGGCGGGTTCGCCTCCAGGGACAGGGCGTTCTTGAAGACGTACGGGTTGTTGGCGGGCTCTTTGCGGTAGGTGTCGTTGTTGCTCATGATAACCTTATCGGCCAGTGCGGCCGGAACTTTAGCACTATTCGTGGTCATGTGAGGCCCGCCTTTGCTATGATCTCTTTATCGTCCATGAACAGGACGCTGTCGGACGTGAAGAACCTTGCGAGTACCTTCCCGTCCTCCTGAGCCGTGATGGTAACTTTGTAGCGCTCGCCCGGTTTCCTCCACTGCGTGTTCAGTGCTATGTGGACGTTCATGACACTTCCGCAAGCAGGCTAGCGAGAGCGTCCAAAACGCGCCTCGTCTCGTCAGTCTTCGCGCTCTGGTTCGCGCGGTAGGCAGCGCTCGCGGCGGCACGGATCGCGTCTCGCATTTCGTCGAGTTTCGCGGAGGTACGAAGGGCCTTCGTTTCGGCGTAGTTTGTCGGTTTCATCGGGCTCATGGTCATGTGATCTCCCGTTTGGGTTATGTATACCTTATCGGTACCCGGCTGTCAATCTTTAGCACTATTCGTGGATTTTGTGAAAATCTGCCAGCTGCTCCAAGGCGGCGGCATCGCCAGCCTCGACCGCCTCGGCCAGATACTCTAGCTCGTCTTCCCAGAGCATGACTTTTTGACGTGCAGTGTCGAGCAGACCCGTAATCTCGTCTCTGAGGGCAATCAGGTCGGCCCTCGGGACGATCTCTTCGGTCAAGTCGTCAAGAATGTCGTATCCGGTGGCCATCACAGTCTCCCGTTTGGGTTATGTATACCTTATCGGTACCCGGCTGTCAATCTTTAGCACTATTCGTCCTGTGCATCTCTTAACGGTAGGCCCCACGGGGAGGGGAGAAGCTCGGCCTTGGCAGGGCGTTTGCCCGTCGCGAAGTCGTCCTCTTTCCGGGTCCACGTTGCCGTAAGCCGGACGCGGGCCTTCCGGTCAGCGAGGTCCCGGGCGCTCTCCCAGCGACCCTCGGGGTCCTTGCTCTTGCCCAGACCGCTCGGGAGACTCACGAAAACCTTGAAGGTCCCGTCCTCATCCTCGCACTTCACGAGGATTTTCGTGACCTCCCCGTAGTCCCCGTCGTAGACCTTCGTGCCCACGATCCGGCCCTCGATCTGCTGGCGACCCTCGGGGGCGGTCCCCTTGGGGGCGGCGTCCTCGGCCTCGCGGTTTTGATCGCGGTCTCGCAGAGTAAGCGCAAAGGCTACCTGCTTATCCGAGAGGCTGCCCCAGTATTCCAGCTTCTCGGCCATGTCCCTGCGGGGGTCGCCCTCGGGGGCCATGTCGAGCGCCTCTTTCAGTTCCGGGCGGTCGGCCAAGAAAAGCTTAGCCTTGACATGAGCGGCTTCGCGCTCCGCCTCTTCCGCCCGGACCTTCTTATCGGCACGCTTGACGCGGGCGTCAACCCGCTTGCCCAGCGTCACTAGCGACTGGCGGCTACCCTTGGCACCGCGGCACTTGAAGCAGATTCCGCCCTCTACGTGACCGAAGAAATGGATGACTCCCGCGCCGCCGCAGCGCCCGCAAGCCACGAAGGTCGTGTTATCGTCGCGGTCTGCCCTGTATCCCGCTTCGGTTGCGATTGCGGTGTATTTCTCGATTGTCGCCTGCTTCATCATTGCTTGGGCTCTCCGTGCTTGGGTTATGTCTACCTTAACGGCATCTGGCGGGGAATCTTAACACTTTTTTTCAGTCAAGGCCACATTTTCTTCGGCCAAGGTCGTCCCCTCGGGGGGCGCAGTCATCGACGAACTGCGACTCGATCTCGTCGCACTCGATGGCGTCGATGTCGCTCTGGATGCGCGCAGCCTCGGCCTCTTCGGCCTCGTCGCGGCTCTTTGGCCACAGCGCGCTCCCCGGCATAATCCTGGGCAGGAATTTAATGGCGAGTTTCTCGCGGTCGGCGAAGGCCACCAATTCGGGCAGGGTGGCCGTGGTGCCGTCGGAGCCGGTGAGGATTGAATCCTCGCCCGGATCGTTGGGGCTGTAGTGCGACAGGGGGGCAAAAATCCAAAGCTCTCGACCGTTGGCGTCCCCCTGGTACGTGATAACCGCCACCGGGGTGCCTGCGTCGTCGTCAAATTGCGTTGCCATGTTGCTCTCCGTGCTTGGGTTATGAATACCTTAACGGCATCTGGCGGGGAATCTTAACACTTTTTTTCAGTCAAGGCCACATTTTCCATGCTCGGAGCTTGTCGATTGCGGTCTTCGCCTTGGTAGCTTCTTCCGAGGTGAACAGCTTCGGACTGCCCAAGCAGTGGCGGTGTTCGGGGTCGGTGGCCGCACGGCACCATGGGCACCCGGTGAGCTTTTCTACAGCCCGCACGCGCTGAGCAACGCGACGTTCTCGCCTTCGTTGAGGGTTTTCTTCGGCCAAGGTGACGGGGTCCCAGACAAACATTTTTCTGTCGCGGGTCAAGAAGCATAACTCCGCCGACACAATGGCCTCCCCGGTGGACTTGAGGTAGAACGTCGCCACCTCGGGTGCGTTCCGGTAGGGGTTGTAAGACGCCTCCTCCCAGGAGTCCATTAGCTGCCACGTCGCCCAGTCTGTCCGAAGACCTGTCTCGCCGGGAAGAACCGATTTGCCGCAAGGCTCTGTGCGAACTGGGCCTTGAAGTCCGCCCCGACGTCGCACCAGACCACCGCGAACCGCCTCCCCCTTGACAAATGCGTGGACGTTCTTTCGTTTTTGCTCCCGGACCGCGCGTTGCCCCGCGGGGCGCACTACGAACTCCGGTGCGTCTATCAGGCGCTCAGCCACGTGCCCAATGACGAGCCCACGGTTCTGGATGCTCCAGCAATTCTTGTGCAAGTTGTAGTAGTGGTAGTCGAGGGCCATCTTACCTGAGCCCCAGGTTGTCGAGCCATTCGGCGGCTTCCAGTACATCGGTTCCCTCGTTTCCGCCGATGTGGAACTCGTAGGGGGCTTCGGAAGCCCAGAAGTCTGAGGGAGAGGGGCCGCAGCCTTCATAGAGGCTGGTTGACTTCCAATCGTACAGGGTGAAGCACTTCCCTGCCTTGTCGGTGAAGACGTACTCCCCGCTCGTCTTGCAGCCATCGCTCTCACCGGGGGTGCCGAACGCCTCAACTAGGCGAGCGGGCGCGACGGTGTAGTGACTGAGCAGGTAGCTCATGCCAAGGAAGCCTTCCATTCTGGTGTAAGCAGGCATTCTAGTGTCCCTTCCTGTGCTTGGGGTTACGCTTGTAACCCTTCTTCCCCTTGGGGGTTCCATGACGCCCGCCTTGGGGCATCCGGTTGGATCGGCGGCTCTCCGCCCGGAGGGCTTTGCCGAGGTCGATGGTGATAGTTCCGTTTTCCATGCCTTCCTTATCGGCCTGCGGGCCGGAACCTTTACCCTTTTTTCGCATTTTTCTGACCGCCGACTAAAAGTTGTAGTCGTAGTGCTTGTGGCGACCGTGGTAGAGGACTCCCCAGTTCCGCATCGACCCCGTGGTGGCACTGCCAGTGCCAGACTGCTTGAAGAGGGTGGTTTCCGCCCCGGCCCTGTCCCGGCGGGTCCGCAGGCTGAATCGGATGGGCTCACCGGAACCCGGCGAAAACTCGTATCGCTGCCTGCCTGCCGTGTGGCCGACAAATCCCCCGGGGTAGAACTTGAGCGCGTCCGGTGCGCCCGAATCGGTGGAGTTGAGAAGTTTGGCCTCATCCTCTACAACGTAGATGGACTTCGGGGTGACCCGTACTACCGTACCGCTGTCGCAGTCGGTTCCTGCGTTCCAGTGAACGCCGTCTCCTACGGCGAATGTCCGGCAGGGCACCGGGACGCCGTCCACAGAGAGGACTTTGATTCCGTTCTCGCTTTCGTTCTGTAGTCTTTCTTCGTTGCTCATGATAACCTTATCGGCCAGTGGGGCCGGAACTTTAGGGCTTTATGGGTACATGGGCCCGTGCGGGGTAAGCCGCGTTGAAGGTAAGCGGGCCCCCCTCCTGGGAGGGCCCTAAATCCAGTAAGCGGAGGCGCGTATGCTTAGAGTTAACGTAAGCGGCATCCTCGGGTACTGGGCTAACTACTCGGTCCAGAAGGAGACGAATTCGCCTTCCTCGTCGAAGATTTGAATGGCCTTGCCGATTACCGGCCAGCCGTCGGTGACAGTCACCACCTCGTAGGTCCAGTCCTCGTCACCAGCCTGCAGGTCTTCGGCAACTACTTCCGCGTGAGCTGCGAAGGGCGAGAACACTTTGGCGTTGCCGATGATGGTCCCGGGCATGGAGCAGGTGAGGTACTTGAGGTCGATGGTCTTCATTGTCTTGATCTCCAGCGGGGGGTTATGTTGTCCGCCTTATGAATACCTTAACGGCATTCCAGTGAGAATCTTTACACCTTTCTTCAGTTTTTTTTTCTTAGAGGTCCGGGAGGTCTTCCGGGCTAGGGAGGTAGGGCATGGGCATCACCGGCTGTACCTGCCAGCTTCCGAAGTGCCCGGGCCAGCTGGAGTCCTTCAGGACGAAGACGTCCATGGGGGCCCCTTCCAGGACGTCTCCACCGATCATAATGCGATGGCTGAGGCGTCCGGCCGTGTCGAGGTATGAGTAGGCCGTGCCTTCCTTGAGGCGCGCGACAAACTCACTCTCCATGCATGCGTATTCGGGTTGAATGTCGCTCATGGTTACCAGTCCTCCCCGCCGTAGCAGCCGTAGTCCTCGTCGGTCCCGAAGCCGGCGCTCGCGAGAGCCTCGCCTTCGTCGTAGCAGTCATCGACGTACGACTCGTTTATGAGCGCGTCCGCCTCGTCGGCGTCGGCGTCGGCGTCAACCGCGAGGTAGGGGCTGCAGTCTGCGAAGGTCTGCGCTTGCTCCAGGGCCTCGTTGTAGGCGTCTTCCGCCGTCTCCAGGTCATCCAGGAGGCATTCCGCTTCCCGGAAAGCCTGCTTGGCCTTGTTGTTCTTCGGAATGTCCGCCGTGTCGCTGGCGATCTGGCTCAGCTGGTCGCGGACAATCTGTAGCTGCTTTCGGTCGATCATTGTGCCAGCTCCTCTGCGTCCTGCTGCTCGATCCGTCGCTGCTCGACGAAGTTTGCCAGCCAGAACTCGCCGTGGCTCGCTGCGCCGGCTTCGTCCGTCGCCAGAAATCTGGCTGCGTCCGCCTTCACGGCTTCCAGGTTCGCCTCTGCCTCTTCGAGGTTCGAGAGGTGACGGCTCGACTCCATGAACGTGGCACTGGCTACCTGCTGCAGGCCTGCGGTTCCGCCCTGTCGTACCCGTAGGTCGAGTGCGCAGTTGCTATTCTCCAGCACGTTCTCTAGTTGGTCTTCGATGGTCATGATCTTGATTCTCCAGCGGGGGTTATCTGTTGTCCGCCTTATAAATACCTTAACGGCACGTTGCCGTCAAGTCTTTAGCCTTTTCTTTGGCTAGTCCTCGATTTCCAGGTCGCGGGCCTTCGGGCCGCCGAAGAGGCGGGGCACAATGTCGAGACTGGTGGTGGCCACTCGGACGTTCCGAAGTGCGAACTCCTCGCTGAGGGCCTTGTAGGCCTTGATTCCGAGGATGGCGTGGACCGCGTCCAAAAGGCACCGGACGAACTCTTCGCCGTGGGGCGCGTGAATGTCGCCCAGGGTCACGGTGATGGCGTGGTGCGCCCACTCGTGGATGATCACGTACTCGTGCGTGAACTTGCCAGCGTGGACGCCCGTGGTGGGGCAGTAGCTGCCGCCGGACTGCTTGCCCTTGAGGGTCACGTCAGGCGTGAAGTACTTGGGGTGCGTGGTGTACTCGGCGAGGAGCATGGAATTCTCCAGGGCGTCGATCACCTTGTACACACACAGCTCGCTCATGCGCTGCTTTGCACCGAAGTCATCGCCCCAGCCAAATGCGGCTTCGGCGTCATAGACCTTCTTGCGCTGCCCGTCACGGGCCATCCAGAAGAAGTAGTCCTGAGCGAAGGGCTCGGTGGACTGCCGATGGCTGGACCGACCACTGCTGGTCATCTTGTTGCGGGTGCTGGTGATTCCGGTGCGGATGCTGGCCATGTTCTTGTTCTCCGAGGCGAGGGGTTTGTTGCCCGCCTTATGAATACCTTAACGGCATTCCGTGGAGAATCTTAACACCTTTTTCGGCTACGTGCGATCTTTTTTCGGCGGCGGCGGGATCATTGCGTGGGCTCCAGGGTGAGCAGGTCCGCCGGCTTCCGGTTGATGCGGCGATACGGGTCGAGGCCGAACTGCATTTGCCAGTTGGTGTCCACTTCGTCCCGGACGATTGAATCGACCGTATGGCCTTGGAAGGTTTCCGCGTCCATGGGGCCGTTGACTACGACGAGGTGCTGGAGGGGGTCTGCGATGCTGTACCGGACCTCTCCGTTGCTCCGTACGACGTGGCCGACGTGCCAGTCCGCGATGGTGCTCCCCAGGGGGTTCTTTGAGTTCTCGACTGCTCGTTTTCGCGTGATCATTTTGTGTTCTCCGGGCTTGGGTTATGAATACCTTAACGGCATCTGCGCCAGAAACTTGAGGGGTTTTTTTCAGTGGGCCGCTAAGCCTTTTTTTTCAGTTCCCCAGAGTGGTCTCTGACGCAGTGCCTTACCAG